CCTTCAGGCCACATTTCTCAACTCGAGTTCAACCCATCCTTTTCTGTGGAGGTACAGATGACCACGGCCAAAGTCCAGAAAGAAACGTCGATGACTCGACGAATCACTGGACGTGTCCGTACATCTGTCTATTCCCCATGGCAAGATTATGACTCTCAAGCGTTTTCTACGTTTGAGCAGGCCACAATCAGCCACCCCGGCCCCCCTTACAAGTGGGGCGGACCCTGGTTCATGATCAGGGAATGGGATCGTGGAAACACGATCACCGGGAGCACGAACCTTATCCAAGGTTCGATGATGCTGGGGAATCGCAGTCAGGCTTATTCGCCTATGTCTGCGTATGCGACACCCACTGAATCAGAGGAAGACAGCATAGCTGCTCGCCTTTGGAGAAGTGCGGTGCCGACCAAGCCGGAGTTTGACCTCCCCGTTTTCGTGGGAGAGATGCTCCGAGATGGCATTCCACAGATTCCAGGTGTAGGAACCTGGAAGGACTTGACTAACCCCTTGCGGGGAGCCAGCGGGGACTACCTGAATTTTCAGTTCGGGTGGGCTCCTCTGGCGTCTGGTATCAAAGACTTCACCCATGCTGTCCGTAACAGCCATAAGCTGCTTGCGGGCTACACAGGGATTGAGGGTGGTACCAGACACGTCAAGAGACGCAGGGCGCTACCTACACTCAGTGAGTACAGGTACTACACAGGAAACTTTGTAGTACTGCCTTCAAAGGCGAATGTATTCACCAAGCAAGGTGGCTCCGTGGAGTACCGCGAACAGAAAACCTGGTTCGTCGGTAATTTCAAGTACTTCGTGCCCGTGGGAGACGATCTCGCCTCCCGCTTGCACAGGTATAAGGTGGAAGCAAACCGTCTATACGGTGTCCGCCTTACTCCAGATGTTCTCTGGAACTTGACTCCATGGTCATGGGCTGTCGACTGGTTCGCTGACGTTGGTGGGCTCATTGAGTCCATCAGCCAATTCGGACCGGACGGGATCCACGCCCACGAAGCTTTCCTCATGCGATCGAACTTGATCCGATCCAACATGTGGGGAGTCGTGGACTCGAAGAACGTCTCCGGGTCTCTGTACCGGGAAACCGGTTATGAGACGAAGTACCGGAGGCAGGCTTCTCCATTCGGGTTTGATATGAGAGGCATGTCAGACATGAGTCTGAAACAACTCTCTATCATGGCCGCGCTCGGTTTAAACTGGGCGGGACCAGGGATCCCTCAGTCTCGTTAAGAGACTTTGGGTCACTCCAACCATCCATCCATCTCATCGTCGTGAGACGAAGAAACAACAGAGGTCATCATGCTGTCCGATCCTCAGTCAGTCACCATCAATACAGTCGGTAACTCGCTTCCGCGAGTCAGTGTCGGCCAGAACAGTGCGGAGTACAAGAAGGATGACGGCAACGTCATCCTCTCGATCTCGCACCAGTACGGCCGGCGGACTCGTCGAGCAGTCCGACTGCAGCACCGCAAGATCGCCGCTGACCCGCTTTCTGCGGACAACGTCGAGGCCAGCATGTCGGTCACTCTCGTGATCGACACACCCAAGGTGGCGTTTTACACGCCCACCGAGGCCAAGCAGATCGTGGACGCCCTGACGGCGTACCTGACTGCTTCTTCGGGTGCGAAGGTCACCAATGTCCTCGGCGGAGAGTCCTGAGACCCCGCGGCCGCACAGGAAGGGTCGGAGGAATCCTCCTCCTGCTTTGCCTGTGTGGGCTGTGGTTCTCAGTACTGTTTTCGTCGTGGATCATCTGTCCGTCACCGGCCCTCTAGGGCTAGTGCTGACAAGGTGACAAGGTGAGACCAGACTCGAGGTGAGGGCTTGCATGTCAGTATCAGGACCACCAAGAAAGGGGTGGCGTGATGAGAAGACTGCAAGACCTCGCATCGATCCTACTCATGGATTTGGGTAGGATGTGCTGCGTTGACACCGCTCGCGATCGCAAAACGATCGCGAGTCGCATCGAAAGCGAGGGACAATCGTTCTTGACGATTACCCTGCCCAGCTTTGGAAAAGACTTCGACAGAAGTCTTGATCAAGGCTGTGTTGCCCACGACCAGTTCACCGGATTCCGGTGGACTGGCGGTCTCCCCTCATTTCTGAGAGGTTTCCTTGGGCTTGTTTTCGATGCAAAGAGTGGGACCCTGCTGGATGAACCTAGCGTGGAAGCCATCTACGCCGTTCGCCAGTTCACACTAGCGTTTGGCAAGATTTTCGAACTTCCGACACCCCGTCGGAGGCGAGATGCCATGCGTCAGTTCATCCAGACAGAAGGAGAAGTGAGAGCACATGTCCAGCAATTCGAGCGACACGTTCGTGACTACCGGGTATACTCGGGACACGAACACGTATCCGGTGGAAGTCTTTGCGGCCTATATGCCGCAACTGCAGGTGGTTGGCGCACAGCCAACCTTCGTGCAGTCGACTTCCCTATGGATTCCGCTCGAGGACTTGCGGTTCATGGTGAAGGAGGCGGGGGACTTTCTCATGGTCCTTCCGTTCTCTCCAGCCGAGAACTGCTCCATCTGCTCGCGATTCAAAAAGCGTGCAGTGTGCTCCTGTACAACGATGCTCTGCGACCCCTTGATCGTGCCATCAGAGGCACTTCCTGGGATCAGGTCATCGTCCCACAGCACGGCCCTGGTAAAACGGCTGATCGCCTCGACGGTAACCAAAAGTTCACCGTCAGCGAGTGGCCTGCTAGGTTGGAGGCGGAGGTCCCTTATCTAGGGATGCTCGCACCCAACTGGTCGTACTTTGACAGTACGGCCTACCAGGATCATGTCACCCACCTCCCCCCGGAACGGGAACGGCCCGTCAGGGTCGTGTCCGTCCCTAAGACGGCCAAGACAGCGCGGATCATTGCCATTGAACCCACCGCTATGCAGTTTGCACAGCAAGGTTTGATGGCGCCTCTTGTAGAGGCTCTTGAGTCTTCACGACTCACTGGTCCGCTCATCGGCTTCACCGACCAAGTTCCTAACCAGGACATGGCACGGGAAGGCTCCCTCACGAGGGAACTCGCGACGCTAGATCTTAGCGAAGCGTCCGATAGAGTCTCGACACTGCATGTAGTAGACCTCCTAAGTACATGGCCAGCGCTCTCGCGCTATGCCATGGCTTGTAGGTCCACCAAGGCAGACGTTCCTGATCATGGTGTACAACACCTGACCAAGTTCGCGTCGATGGGGTCGGCTCTAACGTTTCCAATCGAAGCGATGCTCTTTCTGAGCATTGTGGTCGCTTCGATCGCGTTAGCGTCTGGGTCCCACCTCACCAGGGGCTTCATTCAGAGGCTCCATGGTAAGGTGCGCGTCTACGGGGACGACATCATTGTCCCCGCAGAATACGCAGGTTCCGTGATCACTGCCCTTGAGTCTTTTGGGCTCAAGGTAAACAGCGGCAAGTCTTTCTGGACTGGCTTGTTCAGAGAGTCATGCGGAGGGGACTACTACAACGGGCAGGATGTTACTCCTGTTCGTGTACGTAGCCTGCTTCCCTTGTCACGGAGGGATGTAGAAGAGGTCGCTTCGTTGGTTTCCTTGCGGAACCAGTTTTACGAAGCGGGCCTGTGGACCACCGCAGGCTGGTTGGATCGAATGATCGAGAAATTTCTTCCCCGATTTCCGATCGTTGAGCCTACCTCCAAGATCCTCGGCCGTCGTAGCGTGTCATTCCCCTTTCTGGCGAATGGCACCCACGGCGATAGACAGGTCCCAATGGTTTACGGACCCGTCTATAGGGCAGTCATTCCGATCAATCCGATCGATGACTATCCTGCTCTGGTGAAGTGGTTCTTGCACAAGCACCGGTACCCGTCAGGGGACCCGCTTAGCGAGGATCACCTTCTGCGTTCCGGCCGTTCTCATGCGGCCCACATCTACATGGGATGGGCCAGCCCGTATTAAGACACGGGACTGGTACGGATAGTAGTAATACTATCCGAGGAGGCTGTGCCTCCTCCCAGTGGGAGGGCAAGTAGTTTACACCCCCAGGAGTTCTCGGGCGCCGCGAAAGCGGCGGACCG